CGCCGATGGCGCGCAACGGTTCTTCCAAGCCGCCGGACAACGTGCCGGCCAGTCTGCCCAGGCGTGCGGACAGGCGGGACAGGTCGTGGTGGACGATCAACCTCATGATTTGAACCACTCCCGCAGGTCGGGTTCCCGGTTGGCGTAGACGGCATAACGGCTGGCATCTGCCGCCGTGCGTGTCCCGTCGAGCATATTCGGGTTTTTAACCACGGTTTTAAACCACGCCACCGCCGCCCGGTAGCGCTCGTCCACAGCCTGGTTGTAGCCGTCCTCGTAGAGGTAGTAGCGTGCGATGTCGCACACTTTCAGCTTCAGGACGTGCGGTACGGCATCGAAGGACAGGTTCGCCGCCTTCAGATACGCGCCCGCCTCGGCGTCGGCGTCGGCAATGGCGGTGTCCAGCACGGCGTAGTCTATGCTGTCGTAGCCGTCGCGGCCGGTGCGTTGCGCCAGTTCGGTTTCGCCGAAGCGCGTAATCATGTCCTCGCGGGTAATCAGCATGGTTCTTCCTGTTTTCAGACGGCCTTAAAGGCCGTCCGAAGGGTTAGGCGGTCAAAGTGGCCACTAAATCCGGGCGCAATACCAAGGGCAGCGGGTTGGACTGCATTTCCAAGTCGTAGCCTTTGCCGAACTTCATCGGCTCGCGTTTGGCGTAGTATGGCAGGGCGACGGTATTGACGGTTTCGGTGTAGTTCGCCGGGGCGAAATACTCCTCGTACAGTCTGCCCGGGCCGGTCGGCAGCAGGATGGCTTTGTCGTCGTCGAGTTTGGCCTTGCCGAAGTTGCCGGTGTAGTGGATGAAGCGGATGCCGTTGTGGACAAACTCTATCGGATTGATGCCGTCGGCTTCGCGGTAGGCCGCGCCTTCGCGCCAGCGTTCGTACAGCGGTTTGACGGATTGGTGGTACTTCAGGGCTTCGATAAATCCGAAGCCGCACAGTGCCACCCAGCCCGTTACCGCCGCACCGCGCAGGGCGGCACGCTGTTTGGCCAAGGCTTCGTCGATTTGCCTGCCGACCTCGGTCGTTGCCGTAGAGAGCTTCATGTCGTAGCTCTTGCGGGTCAGACCGAACTCTTTATAGATATCGTAGATTTCGCTGCCGTCGGCATCGAGAATTTTGCCCAGCAGCGCGCCCAGCATCAGGTGTTCGCGGGTGTATTCCAAGTTTTGTTTGCCGTCGGCCAGCTTGGCCTCCACCTTCGCCATCACGGTTTCGGCCTCGGTCGTGCCGAATGCGCGCAAACCCTGTACGTCTTCCGCCAATACGGAATCATGCACGGGCAGGTGCGGGATGCGGAAGGTGCGGATATTGCGGTTTTTCACCGGTACGGCATCGGGCGTGCCGCCGTTGCGCGGTTTGGCCTGCACCAGCTTCAGGGTGGTGTCCTGCCGCTCGATATCCACTTTGGTATCGGACAGGTAGACGGGTTTGAAAAGTTCCAAATCGCGGATTTGGGTCGGCGTGGCCTCAATGGCGCCGATGGCGCGGGTCAGGGCGCGCAGGCCGAATTTGCTGTTGTCGTCCAGAATCATGTTTCTGCCTTTTTAAGAAGTTATGCGGCGGGCGTGCCGGTGTAGACGATGCCGTAGGGGTCGCCGTCGGCTTTCAGGCCGTCGAGGTTGCCGCCTGCGGAAGCGGCGGCTTTGACGGCGGCATCGGCCACCAGTGTCAGGTCGATGATGCAGTTGTGCGGCTGTACGATGACGATGCCGTCCTGCTCGTCGGTCAGTGCCAGCAGTTTCTTGCCTGCGCGCGGGGCGTAATCGACAAACGTGCCCGCCTTCGTGCCTTTGGCGGCGGCGACTTTGGCGCGGGTCAGCGGCGTTACCTCCCATTTCAGGAAGTCGCCGACGACGCGGCCCAAGGTTTCGGCTGTGGTTTTCGGATCAGACATAATTTTTGCCTTTCACGGTAGAGATGGAGAATTTGCCGGCGGCCTCCTGTTCGGGCGTATGGCCGTCCGACAGCAGTACTTTGGGCAGGTCGGCGGCGGCCTTGGGTTTCAGGTCGGCAATCATGGCTTCCGCCGCTTCAATGTCGGCAGACAAAAGCACGGTCATGGTTGCATCGGATAAGCCTTCAAACTTGCCGTCTTTGCCTTCCTTAAAGCCTGCGGCGGACAATTTCGCTTTGACCTGGCTTTTCTTGGCAGCCGCTTCGGCTTCTTTCAGCTTTTTCTCGACTTCGGCTTTTTCGGCCTTGAGCGTATCGACTTCCGCCTTCAGGTCGTCAAACGCTTTCTTTTCTTCGGGTGTCATGGATAACTCCACAGGTTGTTTAAAAATATCCGGCAAGGGGCTGCCGTCCGACAACACCACCGCCTCCGTCTCACTGTCGACGCCGACGGCGGTAAACGACACTTCGCGCACGGTACAGCGGCGCATAACGACTGCGGGGCCGTGCACCTCGCCGCTGTTGACGGTCAGGGATGCACCCGCCTCCAGCATCTCGAAGGATTCCGCCTGTACATAAACGGACATCTCCCACGGGAAGCCTTGGTCGGCCGCTTCGGCAATCTGCGTGCCAAATTCGTTCGACAGCAGGCTGCCCTCGGCAATCAGGCCGTCCGCCGTGACTGACAGGCGGCACACGCCTGCCATCTTGACGGGCGAATGCTCGAGCAGAACGGGGACGGACGCTTTGTGCCGCAGCCCTTCGAAGTCGACGACGGTCTGCGTGCCGCCGTAGCCGAACGGCTTGCCGCTGTTGGCGGTGCCTTTGAAGGTGCGCACTTCGTCCGCGCGGCCGGCCAAAGCGACCGGCAGGGCGGCGGAAAGTTTGATTTCAAGGGGTGTTTTCGTATTCATGCCGTCATTGTTACAGGCAAAACAGCGCGTTACGGGCAGTCTCACTGCATCAAGTACCGACAAACAGGCGGCGGGCATAAAAAAACCGCCTTGCGGCGGTGGGGATTTTTTACAGCGGGCAGCTTGTCGTATCGGTGAGAAACCTACTTTAAACCCGCTTTAAAATCGCGTCAGATTGAATTTATCAGCACGGGCGGGGGTATGTATCCCCTTGCGCCTGAAACGGCCTGTAAACGCGCGTTTTTGCAGGATGGATGAAATGACGTGGATGCGCCGCCGTATAACCTGACAAAGGCTATATTGCCCGATAGCTGTAAAGAGGCTGTAAAGCGCGTTTTTTAGGGCATACGGGCGGCAGGGTAATACCAAACCCTACCTAAGCCGTTCAAATGCCGTCTGACGCGTTTTCGTGCGCTTTATCAAAAATGGGTGAACCATGGTTTCGCCGAAGATTAAAAAACCGTCCGAACCTGTAAGGACTGCTTACATGTACGGACGGCTTTTGGCCAAACAGGGGGTTAATAATGCAATGTTATCCCAAGATGTTTAAACGGCTGCCCCTCCCCCCTTATCCTCATCATGATGCCTGAATCGTCGGGAGGAAGGTCAAACCCGGAATGCCTTAAGGCCGCAACAAAATGACCGTCATACAGCAAAGGGTGGGTAACTGTATCTCCACCACCGGGCATAGGGGAAATATGGTCAATGATTTGGTCGCTGACAGCTTTTTTCATAGCGGCATCCAACATTAAAATGGCGTCGGCATCGCCTGACAATTCGCCCCTCTCGACGGACAACCTCGGTTTCTCGGCCATATACCGCGTCCAAACGATATTGCCGATCGGCTTGCCGCTTTTTGACAATACAAATGCGTCTTCCTGTTTCATGGTTTATACCTCGTCAGCAGGGCAAGGCCGAAATACATAAAATCGGGCTTTGCCGCCAGCTCTTTAAATCTTTTTGGGTCTCCGCCTAAAAGCGATTCAAAAATCATCGACATCATCTCTTTCGGTCGCGGGTCATCCTCATCTCCGTACATTTTGCCATAGTAAGGGCTCGGGAAATCGTCCCTCTTGCCTTTTTCTTGCTCATTATACCCGCTTTCGCCTGTCATTTCGCGCATGGTTTTGACTGCCTCCCCTTGAGTGCGCTCCTTCCACAAGCGGGTAAAGTAGCCGTCCAATTCAGGCATAGAGGATTGGAGGCGATGTGCAAACTCATGTATTTGCGTCGAATCAATCGACATTTTAGACTTGTTTAAATTGTTCAGCAGCAAAGAATCACCCTTGCGAAAAACAGGTTTGCGCCCGATAAACGCCCATCTGAACCGCTCGTAACCGTATCCTTCGGGATATTGCTTTTTCCTGAACATTTGGATAATGTTTTCAATATCATCTTTCACTTCGAGATGCCAAGCCCTCTTCAAACTGTCTTCTGTCAGTACCCGTCCGATTGCGTTTGATTTTTCAATCCAAGCCTTCGGATAGGTTCGGTTGATAAGTACGGCAAACTCCTTAACCGTTTCTTCCGAGCTGCTGTACACCGCCACTTCGCCGCCGAATACTACCCCTTCGCTCTTCATGATTTCAAGGACTGCCTCATGCGGCTTATTGCCCTCAAAAGCATCAATAATCACATCCCGATAACGTTCAAACAGTTTTTTACCCTCGGCAATAATGCTTTCGCTGCTTTCAAAAATATCAGGCTTGCCGCGCAAAGTCAGATACTGTTCTAAGTCGATTTCCAGTTTCTCGAGAGCGGTTTTGCCGTATTTGTCGGCGTAAAGGGCCTTGATCGCCCCCAATCGGTCGCCGTGGTTGTGGGCGAATGAGGGCGTGATGTCGTCGGGAATCAAAACCTTCTGCCCGGTGCGCGGGTTGGTAAACTCGACCATCTCCACATCAGGCTCGCCGCCGATGCCCTCTTCTTCCGCCTGCCGCTTCGTCAGGGCGGAGACGGAGCATTTGCAGCCGTAGCCGTTGGGCGGAAAGATGACTTTCCAAATATCGTGTTCCACGGGCAGTATCAGGCCGTAGTAGCGTTTATGGCCGTCGCGCGGGTGTCCGGACGCGCTCTTGTTGTAGCGCAGGTAGGGCAGTGCCTTTTTGTTTGCCTGTATCCTCTGCCACTGTCCCGCCGCAAAGGCGGTGCGCATGTTGGTGTCGAAGATGGTTTTCAGGCGGCGCGTACTGCCGAGCTGTACCAGTTTCGGCTCGCCGTCCAGCGGGTCGGTCATGATTTGTTCGCCCCACCATCCTTTGGCCATCAAATATGGTTTTAAACGCTTTTTAAAATCGGCAAACGCCGTGCCGTTTTGCTGCGCGGATTCGATGGCGTCTTTGACTTCGGCAAGCATATCCGCGTCCATCATCTTGGCGACGGTAAAGGCAAGGCTGTGCTGATACAGCCATACGTCGTAATGGCTGAAGCCGGGCAGGATTTTCTTGGCTTTGAAATGCCCGAAGGCGGCCTTATCGACCAGCCCCGCGAAGTTGTATTCAATCCCGTCCATCGCCCGCTCCGTCCGCCCAAGCCGCCAGGCCGTCTGAAACCAAACGCTGAATTAAGAGGTTGTCGCCTTTGCCCAAATCAAGTTCGGCCAGTTTCGCTTCAAATTCGGCATAGTCGGCACATTTTTCAAGCAAACCCAACACCGCTTCCATTTTCGGTCGGGCAATGGCCTGCTCGGCCGTATCGGGCGCGTTACGGGCAAGGCCGTCTGAAAGGCGCAGGCTCATTTTCGCATCCGTTTGCTGCGGCACGGCGGGCGGTTCGCGCAATTTGAAGTGTGATTCTTCAAAGCCCAGCACGTCACGGTAATATTCTTCGGTCAATACCAGCTGCCCGGCGTCAAGGTACATTTTGTCGCGCTCGGCACGGGTTTTGTCTATCCGCACCTCGTCTTCAAACTCGAACCACACGCCTTTCGGGGCATGAATCGGCCTGCCGTAGGCATTGTTGACCATGACGGCGGCATCGACGAAATGTTGGGCGGCGCGGGAGAGCATGGCCAGATAGGAGGCGATGCGTTCGGCACGGTTGTTTTCTTCGGTTTCCTGCGCGGCGCGGCTGCCGGTCTCAAGGTCGCTGGTCTTGACCTTGCCCAGCAGGGTTTTTTGGATGCGGGCGTTGGCGAGGTTTTCCAGCCGTTTGAAGGCCTGGCCGTCGGCGGTGTTTTGCAGCATCTTCACATCGTCCTCGCGTTCGATGCTGACTGCGCCGCCGCCGAGAAAGTCGATAAACCGCCGCATGAAGCCGCGGTGCTCTTCGTCCGTACCGGCGTTTATTTTGGCCACCATATAGGGCTGGGCGTAGCGGGTGATGAATTGGGCGGCAAAGACGAAGCCTTTGCTGCGCAAGGCGACGGGGGCGTACAGCCGCGCCGCCGCCATTTCCCCGGCCGGGTTGGTCGAGGTGGCGCGGTGGGTCAGAAACAGGTACATCACATTGGTGTCGCACACCTCTTCGCCCGCCGTGCCCCGGTACATTAGGCTGCCGTCGCGGTAGGGGACGAAACGTTCCAGCTCGCCCCGTTTACTTGATACGTTGGCGATGCGGATGCCGTCGTCGCCCTGCGCATAGACGTAGCGTGCCACGCTGTAACCGTTGAGGCGCGCGTCGATGACTGTTTCCGCCAGTACGCCCATATGTTGCCGCAGCATTTTCCACAGGCGGTCTTTATCCTCTTCGGACAGGCTGCCGCCGTACAGCCGCCACGGCTTGGCCAGCATGGCGGCGCGCAGGTCTTCGGCACAGGCGGCCACCTCATCGTCGGCGTAAACCGCATCAAAGGCGTGCTGCCTGCCCACGCCGAGGCGGGCAAGCAGGGTGTCGTTACCCGTCATATCGGCAAACATATTCGACAGTGCGTCTTCGGTGGCCGCGGTCAGGTGTTTGACGGCGGCCTGACGTTTTTTACCTTGAATCAATCCGAACATTTTTTACTCCTCAGGCCATCCGAAACCTTTTCAGACGGCCTGACAAATTAGATGGTAAAGGGCACAACGGGGATTTCGTAAGCCCTCACGTTTTCCGTTGCGCGGCCGCTGGTGGCCGCCATCCACAGCATATGCAGCGCATCGGGACCGTCGTCGTGGTCGGCTTTCGGAAAGTGGCGCAACTGGCTGATTAAGGTCTTTTGGTCGGGGTTGAGCAAAATCAGCCCGTTTGCCATATGCGGCTG